AAGTCTTTAGCAAGTCTGTTCCTAAACGCTTATCATTTTCTGTGAAAAAACTATAAAAATCACGCTGTCCTTGTTTAATTTTATTTGCATCAACAGGATTCTGATACATGTAATCTCTAACTCTTTTCATTTTTTCATATTCGACAGGATCAAAATATTTTTTATTATCTTTTATAAACTGTAAATTATTATCCATCTCTTGTAAAAATTGGCTTGGCAAAATGTTTATCATCCAATGAGGTGGTTCCTTAAGATAAGGAGTATCAAACTGTAGGCTTTGTTCTCCGTATTTTTTTCTCCATTCAATAACCTTTGTCAAAAAGTTTGTAAATGTTGCAACGCACAACACATTAAAGGTACACATGATATTAACCTTGAAACCCCTGTTTATTGCTTCTACAAAGTTTCTCTCCCAATGATCACATTTTAATCCAGTACGCATGTATTCTGCCTGTTCGCCCCAACCTTCAATGCTTGTAAACAAACTAAACTTTCTAATTTTTTTATTATCTAATAAACTCTGTATTCTATCAAACAATCTATCTATTTTAGCTGTTGTGACACCTAAGTTGCTGTTCAAACTTATTTCAAGTTGTGGTGCAGGTTCCTTTTCTAATAAATCAAAAAACTGCATAGCACCTGGATTCATTAAAGGTTCACCACCTGTAATTCTTAATGTATGTAAATCTTTACGTAAATCAGGCCACCATTTCCAAAATGCTTCTATGTAAGGGTTATCATCTTTAGGAGCATAATATCTACCTTTATCTAAAAATTCTATTCCATATTGATTGTATGTCAGATCATAATTACCGTGTTTTTTTATTTCGTCCATCCATAGTGTACTTGCTTGTGGACAACAGTAACCACAACGATAATTACAGCCATTACCAAATGAAACTTCTAAATACTTTGGATTAATATTAGCTGTATAGTGCAACTTAGAAATTTTTTCAATCTCTGGTTCTGCCCAGTCACTAGCACTATGAATCATTCTATCGGATATATGATCACCTTTAAGGTCTTCAATGTTCCAACAATAATAACATTCTTCAGGACGTCCACCTTCTAACATTTTTTTACGCTGTTCTTTTTTCCAATTGGTGTTATGCAATGCACTAGGATCAGCTTTTATTTCTGCTAAAGGTATATGCTGTGGTCTTGGGTGATAGCAACTATGATTATCACCCGTGTGTAGATACAAGGTTTCATGTAACCATTTCATTGCACAAAACCCGCAACCTACGTCATTAAGTTTATCTCTAACTTCTTTAATATGATCAACTCTATCCATTTACACAGTCCATCCAAAAATCTTCCATTTCAGGAAAACTATTTAGGAAATTTGTATTTCTTCTTTTATCATGCTCTTTGAAAAATTTGACAAAATTTTTTGTTGCAGTCTTGTTATCAAATTTGGTTGGTGCATTTATCCAATCTATTAACCTTTGTACTTTCTTTATTTCAAAATCTGAAAATCCTTGAAACTCTTTCTCAGTTTCGCCGTCTTTGTTGCGTTCCATAAATTCTATACATTTAGTCAATTCACTTGTGCCTTGACTGTAAAGTTTAGGATTCATGAAATCAGGATTAGTAAGTTGTGGAATATCAAACCAAATCATTTGTCTATCGTGACTATACTTTCTGCGTAATTGTAAAATATTCTTTATGTAATTATATATACCGCTGTAGCTTAACACATTAAACGTAATAATAAATGTAAGACTATGCCTGTCACAAACCTTGAGATATTCTTCTACGTTATTTAAAAGTGTAGTAAAGTGCATTCCGTTTCTAATATATTCAGCTTGTTCACCCCAACTGTCTAAACTACAAAATAACATAAAGTGATCTACATTTTGAGATATTTGTTCCATACTTTGCATAAACTTTTTCCATTGGCCTTTTGGTGGACAACAGTTACTTGTTATGCTTAGATGCAAATCCTCTTTGGGATTTTCTTTTACATAATCAAATATTTTAAAAGTATTTTTATCCATTAAAGGTTCACCGCCTGTCATTCTAAATGTTTGCAGTGTAGGATATATTTCCGGAAACCATTTCCAAAAGGCTTTTACGTAAGGATTGTCTGGACTATTATTAGGTTTCTCCATAAACGTCATATCATTATGTTTTCTATCTTGTAAATCGTATGGACCGTGTTTATCTATTTCTTTTTTCCACTCGGTGGATAATATAGGAGAACAATATGCACATTTAAAATTACATGCTTGATTAAAATTTACTTCTACATATCTTGGATTAGGGTTACCTGCAAATCCTAATTGCTTTGCTTCTTCGATCAATTCCTCACTAAAAACATCTTTGCTTCTGTAAGCTCTATCACTTAACTGTGTGCTATGATCCTCAACCTGCCAACAAAAACTACATTCTTTAGGACGTTCTCCGTTAAGCATTAACTTTCGTTGTTTTTTCTTGTGTTCTGTGTTATGCAACGCTCCTGCATCTTTTTCTAGTTCTTCTAAAGGTATGTGATGACTTTTAGGATGATAGCAACTGTGTGTTTTACCAGTAGGCAAATGAATACTTACATTATACCATTTTGCTAAACAAAAACTATTGCTTACTTTATTTAAAGAATCAAAAACATATTCAGCATCGTGCAGATACCTTGACTCGTACTTGCCATTTATTTTCCTAAGCTCGTTGCCTTTTATGTTTCTATTATATTTCATTCTATGTCTATAAACTGTTGTTTACTGTTCCTTGAAGGATTTTGATACACTGTTTTAAAAAATTCGCTTTGTTCTTCATTGAGAGGTTGCACTGCTATTGGAATGTTTAAACCATTAATTAGTTCTGTACCGTGTTCCCATATTTCTTGATACAGTATATCTTCTGGCATCGAATCTCTACCTCTCCAAAGCTCATTAAGGTATTCAAAGTCTCTGACTTGCACATAATCCCAATCACTTAACATGGTCATGTTTAGTCCTTCTCTTGCTCCTAATATTGCCCAATTACCATTCTTAACATCAGAGCCTATCATAAGCCATATCCAAAGTCTATGCAGATTCTTCCAGTGTCCATTTAAAAATTCTTCTTTGGTTGGTTTCACTCCTCTATCAAGCGCCATCTTTACACCTTCACGAAATCCTGCTCGCCATGCCTGATGTGGTGTGGTGTTATTATGTACATCTGAATAGCAACTATTTTGTTGAATATAATTTATGTCCCAACAAAAATCAACCTGTGCATGAGGATTGTTAGGATCTGCGTTTTCATGCGTTTTCATATCAAGAACAAATTGTTTAGGCCAACATTTTAATCCACCGTTGCCGTACAACAATCCATTAATACTGTTTCTACCACACCAACTGATTACACTATGTTCTAAGTCAGTGTGTTCGTCGAAGTCTAAAACTTGATTAATAAATTCTTGTCTTATGGTGTTATCGCCATCCACAGTTACAAATCTATCTGTAGTGCTGAGTTCAGCACATGCTTTGTGTGCCGCATCGCTACCGTGTATACCATGAACACGTTTTGCCCAAGGAACTTTAGTTAATAAGTCTGCATAGTTTTGTTCCGCATTTGGTTCATCATAGCTTAGGTATATTATGTCTAATTCTGCTAATTTTACTTTCATTATATTTCCTTGTAAACACATCTTGCCATATCACTATTTGTGTATATGTCAAATTTTCCTTTAATTTTAAATTCTTGTTTTTTACTGCTATCAATATCAAATGTTTTCATATTGTATAATACATGTGGATCATCTTTCTTTGTAAAACTAAAAGTAATTTGTTTTCTTAAGTCCACATTTGTTTTTTTCATTATTTCTAATAGTTCTTCATCAGTATTGATGTAACATTTTTTAGCTGATTTGTCAATAGTAAGCATTACATCATATTCTTGTTTTGGAATAAAAGAACTTATTTTTTGGTAAAAATCTTGTTCTTGTAATATTATATTTTTCTTCAGCTTGAATTGTTTTTCTTTTCTGTTATACACTACAACATAATCTGTCATTTTTTCTTTTAATGTTTTGATTGGCTCTATCTCAGAATATGTAACCTCAATAAAGGAATAGCCATCTTCTATAGATGGACCAATGCTAAAAATTTGTCCTGTTTTATCATCAAAACAAACATATTGTTGTGTATGAACCTTTACGTGTTTCATAATACCTTGCTTTCAAACTTAGAAATATTTTCGTCACAAAATTTATTTTCCGTGTAATGAAAAATATCTTTTTGTGTGTAGTTGCCTATTTTCAGCTGTAAATTATCTGTAAAATAAAAAGGAATCATAGACATCCAGTCTTCGTTAGGATTATCCCATTCTTGCACTTTACTTTTCATATGCACAAAATTTAATGCAGGATGTGTGTAATTTTCAATGTTCTCATCTATCACTGTAATAGCATGATTCAAATCCATGCTTGATAGTTGCCATTTTTGTCCTTTTGCGTTTATAGTTTCAGGTTTGTGTTTTTTGACATATATTTCATAAAATTTTTCGTACTCTTTACATACTTGTTCTAACTTTTGATAATACTTGTATCCTACGTCATTCTTTTTAAAGTAATGATATGCACAATACAATAAAGGAAGATTATTTTTTGTAAACGCTTTTCTATAATAATCGCTTGTTACTAAATTGTTTCTATATGTGTAAACATTTTTTGTAAAACAAACATCATAATTTTTAAGATATTCCCACCAACGGCTTACATCATTTAAGAAAATCATATCTGTATCTAATACAACAGTTTCTTCGTATGGTGTTAGGTGAAATACTTTCCAACGATGTTCGGTCCAATAAAAAGTATTATCATCTCTCCAAGGTACATTAAAAATATGATCAAAAAGTCCTTTATACTTGCTTGGAATAGTGTCATCAGTTACTATGCTAACATTAGATATTTCTTGTGTTGCTTTAAGGCTCATAGCACACATACATGCTTGTTGCACATAGTCCTTACCTCTAGCAAACATCATATATCCTTTCATGATATGATCCTTTCGAGACTGAACTTGTTCATTACATGCACATTTGATTTTCTTGTTGAAGCTAAAGTATATTCACCTGAATAATTTTCCTTTTCAACTAAAAATTTCATGTCATCTTTGTCCATACTTACAACATGATCTCTATCAAGAGTGTAATACATAGTTCCTGGAAGTTCTTTTGCCCAGTCACTTTCTGTAAAACCATTCATAATATGAATAGCAATGCTGAACACATGATCATTTCTAAAATTTTTACTTCCTAAATTGTAAATTTTGCTGTAGTGTAACCAATTTTCTTTTAAATTTTTTAGTAAATCAAAGAATAATTTTGTTTCTTTAGTCTTTCTAAAGAAAAAACATGTAGCCCAATAAAATTTTATGCCTGTATCATTAATATATGTAAATTCCGGATAACATCTCCAAGGACACAAGTCAACAGCTTTCTGATAAATTTGAAAATCAGGTAGCAGATTAAAAGCATTTAACAATTTATCATTGCAGACAACAAAATCCGTGTCCATAACCATTGTGTTTTCATAAGGACTTAGATCAAAACTATTAATTCTTCCTGCATTTTTAAAATATAAACGCTTGTACGTAAGCGATCCATCATAATATCGTTTTTGATTTTCGTTATTATCTTCTACTTCTATTATTTTATCAAAAATAGCAAGATCTTTTTTGTATACATGTTCAAGATCTCTTTTACTTGACGTGACTAATGATGTAGGGAGATTAAAATGTTTTTTTATTCTAGTTGCAAGGAATATTGCTTGTTTTAAATAGTCAATTTTTCCATTATTATTTGCAAAGCATAAAACTCCATTAGACATCAACTAAACTTTCCACACTTCTTTTGTCTACCATCTTCTTATACTTTTCTAAATACTTGTAAGATTCTTCTACATATTGAATCTTCATGTCTTCCATGAATTTTGAAAGGTCATCAATTAGAATAGGATTTTCATTATCATCTATCACTACACTTTTGTCTACTCCAAGGCTATGTAGATTACAGATGAATGAAAAGAATTCTTTGGTAATGGTAAACTTTCCACCATTCTGATACATTGTTAAACTTTCAAGGTATTCTTCTTTTAGAATCCTTTTTTGATTGTTTAAGGTAACCATGTAATTGGAAAATTCTAGTGCTTTTTCCAAAGACTCGTCCATAATTATACTCCTATAGTAATAGTAAGTATATTTAACCTTATAAATTGTCGGTGGTTGCGAAAGCTGGTGCCCCAATATTAACTGAATTTGAATTATTTGGGCGATTTAATTGAACTGTGCTTGTGGTTGTGGCTGTTACAGCTTCATCATAGTTTGGATTTGGTCCTTTATCTTCATTAAATGTAATTCTAAATGTTAATACAGCACCATTTTTTTGTCCTTCAACTAGATAATCGTTGGCTCCGTATGCACTTGCAGTTTTATTAAACAAAGTTACGTAGCTTGTAGGTAAATTTACATAACCGTATGAAGTACCTGTTGATCCATTGCTAGTATTATCTCTATCAAAAACCACTGTGCCAACTGATGTCATTAAGTTACGCCAGTCGTTGTTAATTGTAGAACTACCAGGACCAATTGTGCCGCTGAAGTTTATTGTTCCGCCTGCATTGAAAAACACACGCATATGATCTGCACCATTGACTGTTGTCACTGTGCCATCTCCGTTGGTTACTGAATAACCTCCAAAGGTTACAGTAACAATATGATTGATATCTGTGGACCATGATGCAGTTCTAACACTTGATGTACCTGCTTGTAATCCTAACTGAGATGAGTCAGCAAGTAATCTAGAAGATTGACAAGTTACGCTTAAGGTTTCGTATTGCACATAACCTTTTTTAGTCACTGCATTTGAATCTTCTATTGTATCTCCTATTAAAGGTTCTACAATTTCTGTTGGCGTGGTACCTGTTTGGTGGACTCTACATTTAACCATGTCAGTATATAAATCTTCCATGTCTGTAGCGGTTACCGTTTTTCCCGCAGATATAGTTTTACTTGTTACTGCTTGTCCGTAGCCTTCGTCACCTGATCCTAAACCTAGTACCGCGGCAATTCTTGCACGTATGATGTTGTACCTTGCCGCTGTAATTATATCGCCTACTGCCATAATACTTCCTTATACTTTATAACTTTAAAATACACTCAACTAATGTTTCTTCGTGTCTGTCGTTATCCTCTAGAGCAATACCAACCATTTGACCTTCACCATCAACACTTGCTGTACCATTCTTAGCTATGAAAACTGTTTCGCCTTTTTTAACAGGCCCAGTAATTCTAACTGGCACTCTTCCTACTAATGCAATAGCTTGTCCTTCGCATTCAGCATTCATTAAATATGCAGGCTTTGTACTGATAACACCAATACAAATATCACTTTCCGCCCTGTCAAATGCTGTCGCTTCTTTTTCTCCACCTATTGCCATACATGTACCAACAGGATATGATTGATCTGTTTCATACATTTCTGCCAAGTCAGCATATTTGGCTGATGTAGATATACCGTTGAACGTATTCGCGGCTAAATTACCGCTTGAATCTCTTACTGCAACAGTGTTGTTTGTTGCATTTACATCACCTGTTCTATAATTTGAACCAACCTGTAAGTTGACAGCGTTTGTTGCCAACCCATTAAATGATGTTGCATATATATTTCGCCACTTGTAATTGACATCTCCAATATCAAAAGTATTTGTCACTGTTGGTATCAGTCCAACAGCCTGTATTTCAAATACTTCAGTAGCTACACCACCTGATGATTGTACTTTGAATCTAATTTTTTGGCCTGTGGTGTTTTGTATGATACCTTCATTACCAGTTCCTGTGCCATCGATAAAGATTTTTAAATCATTTGCATTACCTACTGTGTATCCGTCATCACCAAAACGCACAATACTTGTAAAGTTTGCGTTACCAGCCAGTGCATACGCATTGGCAGGCTGTCCGTTTAATCTTTCAGAGTTTGTAGCTGTACCATAAAATCTATGAGCACTTGATGTAATACCATTTGATCCTGATCCAGTGTTTCTTAATGTTACACCTTGTCTAATAGTATCAAAACCAGATATAGTGTTACTTGTATCTGTTGCATCAATTGTAAATTCCGCACTGCTTATGACAAAAATTACAGCATCCTCAACTGTACCTTTGATAATTGTTCTGTTTAGACCACCAGTATCGCGTACCTGTCCAGTAACCATAGCAGAAACTGTATCACCTATACTCTGTGGACCGATTAGGACAAATCCACCTGCTGAGTCTTGGGCATATAATTGATTGTTAGTTGTATCCCACCAAAAGTCTCCAGTTGTTAAACCAACCGGTTGAGTAGTTGATACTTCAGCACCACCCGTTGTTCTAAATTTAGTTCCGTCGTAAAATTTTAATTTTTTAACTGCACTATCAAACCATATCTGCCCAGATAAAGGACTTGCAGGTTGATTAGCACTTGAAAAGTTTTCTAGCAAATGTACAAAGTTTTCGTTCTGTATTTCACCGTAACCAGCGTAGTTTTTACCCACTAATTTGAGCGTTGTACTCTGGTCAATGGTTCCGTCTTCTACAGAAGTTAACTGTGTACCGTTTGTTAAGTTTATTATGTACGCCATTTATTAACCCCTAATCGTATGTTACATGTATTTATATTAAATTGCCCGGAGTTAAGTCTTGCACATACTCCCAGGTTCCACTGTTTACTCTAAATAATTTAAGTGTTCTTGCCACTGTTGATGTAATTGCACCCGTTACATTGTTAAATGTTGCGTCTCCAATTACAGAAGCTGAACCGTCATCATTACCACTTCCATCTAATTTTTGCACTGTTTCTAAACTTTTATTGAAACTTGCGTTCAAATTCGCGGCTTCAAGAGTAGCAGTCGCACCCACAGTGGATGTACAATGCACTCTTGCTTCAGTACCATCTCTTTTTACAGTTGCAGGAGCAATATCGTTTATAATTGTTGCAATATTGGTGTTTAGTGTGCCTCCTGCACCCAATCCTGTAATATCTAATGTCAAAGGAATAACTTCTAAATCAATACTGCTATCTACATAGGCCTTTGTAGCAACGTCTTGTGCCAATACAGGATCTTGGACGTTTCTAATCTTACGTGATGTATTTAGGCTTATATCGCCAGCTAAATCTAGTAATAAACCATTGCTACCTGAACTAGTACCAGTTGTAATAGTAATACCACTAAAGCCCATATTTCCTATGTTTGCTGATGTTAAGTTACCAATAGAAGTAATACCTGGAGCACTTGTGCCATCAATTAGATCAACGCCATTATATTTTAATTTTGCTGTACCTGTCATGTTCAAACTTACGTTTGTTGTCCAGGCGTTTGGTGCATTTCTCCAAATAAATTCTTTGTTGCCGCCACTTGATTGTACAACAATACCAGCTTCGTCTACTTGTGAATCATCTAAAATTGTGCTGTCTTCACCTCTTGCTAATTCTATTTGTTTGTCTTTAACACGCAAAGTGTCAACATCAATATTTGTTTGTGTACCACTTACAACAAGGTTGCCACTGATCCTAACATCACCACCTACATCTAAAGTTGCTTGTGGATTATCATTATAAATTCCTATATTACTAGTCGTAGACTTGATAGTAACAGCATCTCGCTTACCGAGACTTGTTGTCATTCTAATTATGTAATCTTCACCTGATACGTTGTTCTCGCTTACAACTCCAAGGTTTGTTACTTTGATAACATTGTTGTCTGTAAGACCTATTGTGATTCCGTTGTTATTTCTTACAGATAATGAACCACTTGTTGAATCATCTGAATCACTTGCTAAAAACTGTGCCGCTGTTCTAATAACTCCTTGAGAATCAACTAATGAATTTGTTCTAGTGGCTGTACCAGCAAACACAAAATCTGCATCAACAACATTAAAACCTTTTGCAACATCACCTGTAAAACTAGGAATAGTATCTATATTTTGTGGAACAAATGCAATTTTGCTCCATAAGCCTACAAGTGTACCTCCAACCCAATACTTAACAATAGTTCTGCTTGTACCTGTGTTATCAAGCACAGTAACAACCTGTGGCCCTGAACGTCCTTGGAAAGCATTATATATTGGACCTGCAAGTTCTAAATCTGTACCGTCAAAGAAATATAATTGATTGGATTCATTGTTAATCCACATATCACCTGCAACCATGTCAGGTCTAGTAGGTTGTACAATAGGACCTCCACCTGTTGTCCAAGCAGTTCCTGTATAAACTTTTATTCTAGATGACGCTGTATCCCACCAAATTTGTCCTGCTAAAGGATTTGTAGGAGCCGATGAATTAGCAAAATTTTCTAAAACTTTTACAAAGTTTTCGTTTATAGATTCACCAAATCCAGAATAATTTTTTCCTATTAGTGTTATATCAGTTGAAGTTGTATCTATTTGACCGTCTGCAAGATTGACTAAAAGTGCTCCACTTGTTTTGTTAATTTGATATGCCATTAGCCCCCAACTCCTGTGTAAATTATATAGTTAATTGACAAGAACGGATTCATTAAATTTAATGGCGTACCTAATTCTGTAATGTCAAATGTTTCATACTGTTCAACACCCGTTTGTTGATTATATTGAATATTTCTTCTGTTAAGCACACCGCCCGATGATGTTCTTGCCTGGCCTGCGTTAGTACCTGTAGGAGCATCATATTGTATAGTGTCAGCATCTTGCGGTACACCACTATCATCAAGTATAACATAAAACTGTGCACCTTTTGGTGATCTCAAATCATGTTCGTGTTCTGGAAGATTTTTAACGTCTATTACTCTACTTTCAAAACCAGAACCAAGTCCTACTGTATCAGCATTTACATCAGTAACTCTGTTTGCACTAGAGCCGCCCATGTTATCTGCACCTAATGGAAATCTACCTCTTAGATCTGGTAAACCAAACTTACCTGAAGTAACTTGGCTTTGATCTTTAAATTGATATTGTACTGTATTAAAAAGTGTGAGATAATTTGCAATCAAAACTTCACTTCCATCACATAATAACCAACCGGCTGGGATAGTCAAACCACCATATGGCACAATAGTACCAATTGGAATAGTTGGTACTGAGCTTACCAACGCTTGTTGTGATATTTTAAATACGCCAGTGTCATCACCAGATATTCTGTTGATAATAATTTCATCGTCAACGTTAGGTGTAGTAGTTAAAGTTTTATTTGCAATAAAAGTGTTACTGATTGCAGTATTAAATATTTTTGTAGTACCACCAGTTTGTCCATCAAATGTAATTTGATTTGAACTTACATCACCTGTAAGTTCGAATGTACTAGAACTTGTTAATTTATTTGCGTTTGCAGATCCACCTGTAACAGTACCTGTAACGTTTCCTATCAAGTTACCTCTAAATTCTACAGAGTTAACACTTGACCATCTGTTTTCTGCTGTACCTAAATTATAGGTTTGTGTTGCACTTGGCACAATAGATGCTGTTGTACTTGTTCCAGCAACGTTAAGATCCGTACCTACCCAAAGTTTTTTAGCAATACCAACACCGCCTGAAATTTTAACAGCACCAGTTCCTATACTTGCACTGTCTGTAGTTCCTTGGATAATTAAATTGTTACTTGCTTGAATAGATCCTGATACATCTAATGCTTCAGCTGGTGATAAAGTATTGATACCAACTTTTTGTGTTGAGTCAATTCTAATAACATTTGCTTGTGTTCCTAAATTATTAACTTTAAAATCAATTGGTGCACCTGAAGTCAAGTTAGTAATAACACCTGAAGTACCTTGCACATCAAGAGTGACAATAGCATCTTGTCCTACTTGTATACCTTTGTTATTGCTTATAATAATTTGTTGTGTTGATGTGCTTGTTACGTCAGCTCTTAAAAATTGATTTGCCGCAACTGTCACTCCACTTACAAGTAAGTTTTCAGCTTTTTCACTTGTACCATAAAATTTACCTACACCTGCTCCTCCGATATCTATTGAAGATAAGTTGATTCCTGGTTTGATAGTTGTGAATCCAACAATAGTTGTTTTTGGTTGAAACTCTTTTGTAGAATAAATTGCAACAGGATTACCTGCAACTTCTACCTGTAGTATTGTGTAATTTATTTCATCTTTACCTGTGACCACAACAGGCTTTGATCCTGTAAGCAAACCGTCGCTGTATTCTGGACCAACAAGTGTCCAACCAGAACCTGTAAAAATATATAATTGATTGTTATCTGTATCTGACCAAAGATCACCTGTTAATGCGTTTGCTACATCTGGTGCAGTGTTTCCTTTTTTCAATCCACTAGCATTTATCCAACCAGTGCCGTCATATAACTTTAAAGTGTTTACTCCTGTTGAACTATCGTACCATAGCTGTCCTTGAATAGGATTTCTAGGAGCACTTGTGTTTGCAAAATTTTCTAGTAAATGCAAGAAGCTTTCTGCGATAACTGAACCGTAACTTGTTGTGTTACGTCCTGGAATGTCCAAGCTAGTCGCCTGATTAATTGTACTATCTTCAATTGAAATAGTTCCTTTGTTGCTATCGGAGTAATTAATCGTGTAAGCCATTATTCATTCATTCCTGAAAGACTCTGTACTCTAACTGTATAGTCTATCTGCACAAGTCTGTTTAAACTTTTCTGTACCGGGTGGAAAATAACATGTGTAAGTAATCTGCCTTGACCGGATGGACTATAACTTACTAGTCCTAGTTCATCAAACACATATAAGCTATCTGCATTAGTGGCATTATCTATAGCATCTTGTCCTGTTGGTTCTCCGTAATCCAACAAGCATGATACAAGAATGTCAGTGTAATTTGTACCGCTCACGTGTCTTGATTCTATTTTATTACGAGCAGGATCTGTGTTATTAACACTTCGATCATCTACTACTTTAATAAATGTTTGATTGTACAAACTTGCATTTGTACCTGTAGAGTTTGGAGTCAAGTATGTAATGATTCCTGTTGGATCAATGCTTGTACCACCATTACCAAAGGCCATTTGATATACAAAGCCTTCTCCTGCGTTAGCTAAACTTTCTGCTAAAGAAATACTCATATTTTCATAATGTATAGCATTTCTTTTGTTTACAATGATTTCGCCACTTACAGGGTCAGAGATTTTGATATGTCCTTGCAGTAATACTCCATTTTGCTCTTTTAAATTGTCTATCATATCATTTTCCTATACTGTATTTATTTGGGTAGCTCCACCTTTTCGGCCTTAAAGAAACGTGCTACCAAACTTTCCGCATCATTAAGTGAAACACCCGGATCAGCCCAACGCTTACCTTGACGTCTAATTACCTGTATTTTTGCATTGTTTACAGGAGTATTTAACAAAGTTACATATGGTGTGGTCCCTGTCACTGAAAATTCTGCTGGTGCAGTTATATCAGCTTCTGGTGAATCTTGGTCTATTGTAGGATCAAATACTTGTATTGCATTTTTCCTTAGTCTTTTTCCGGCAACAAACACTTCAAATTCATTAACACTTGCAGGTGTAAATCCTAATTCAAACACTGAAGTTGAATTATCACCTATAAAGTTTTCAACTATTGTGCTATCTACATACGGAGCAGTTTGTTGAATACCTTGGTTTAGTACGTCACTACCTGCTTTATGCACTAATGGAGCACCTGTACCAAGTGTAGCTCGTTGAATTTGCTTCAATACATTGCCTTGTTTAATTAAAAATTCTACTCTTTCTCCATTAATAAACAAAATACCAGGAATCTTGCTTGTTTTATCAGGAGCACTTATTGAACTTGCATCGTCTAAATGTATTTCTTTGTCAGTTATTAAGAAATCTTTCACAAGTTTCATACTTGCAACATCACCCAATCTTTTATAGATGTTTCTATTTAAAATATCCTTGAATTGACTGAATCCAAATTTAATTTCTGTTGGGCCTTGCGAACTAAACTGTATTAATTCAACTACATCATTATCATTTAATATACCATCATATTTTATAAACTTTTTGTCATCTGTCAAGAAGTAATCTACGCTAGGTGTTTTAAGTATACCATTAATAGTTAACCAAACAAATTGTGCATCAATGGCCGGATATCTTAATTTGATTAATCCAGCTCTTAAATGATTATATTGTATATGATCTTCTGAGCCTACAATAAGTG